ATACATAATTAGATTTTGTTATAAATATATCGTATTTATTAAAACTTAATATTTTCAGTCATTATTTCTATACCTAATACTTCTTTAGCTAATAATTTAATATCAGAAATTTGGATTTTATAATTACTGATTTCTTTTTCTTCTTTTATTGTTTTACCTTGAACTTTACAAATAAGTTTTATAAGACGTTTTTTCTTTTCGTCATTAAATCGAGTCCAGGGCATGTCTTCAACCATAACCCCCCCACCACCTAGGGCTTCAATTACTAATAAAACTTCATTCCATTTATGAGGATTATTATTCCATGTAAAGTTTGCATTTTCCCACTGTATTGGTGTAGCCATAAAGTTTTAAATGAAAATAATTATATTATTCGTGTGATATTATTGTAAAATGTACTACTAAACTACCTCCACTAAATATTTCATTACCAGTACGGAAACGTAAATTGCCTTTATTGCCTGCATATGTGAATACAGGCTCTACTACAATAGTATCTGATATTTCATTACAATTTCCCATTATAGTAACACCAGTTCTTCCATCAAAAACATCACCTGTTAATGCAAAAACGTAGTCTGATATTGCATTTGCTTGTATTGGTCCTAAATTACTAAAATTAATTGTATATGAACCTCTACCATCTCCTAGGGCAATAGAGGTAGCTGATGATGCATCAACATTTGTTGTAGTTTCTACTAAAATTAATCCACTAAATTTTACAGCAGTACTAGTACTAACATTTTGATTCATATTACCAACATAACCCCATTGTGTTGAAGAAATAGTTGTTGAATTTATATTTTTTATTTGGCTAGCTTCGGCTGATGTTAAACCATCTATATGGTTTATTTCAGTTCCTGTAGCTGTTATAAGTGTATTACCTAATGTAAGGGAATTTCCTCTTATATTTCCACTTGCACTTATATTACCTGAGGCTGTTATGTTCGTTGATGCTATAAAGCTACTTGCAGTTACCCTAGTTGTTGCAGAAATTTGTCCATTAGTTTGAAAACGAGCATCATTATTTCCTAAACCATCTAAATTTCCAAAAGAATAACCTTGAACACCATTTAAATCCTTAATTTCAAGCTCATGGTCCCCAGCTATAAATAAAATTTCACCACTATTAGGTATTTTTGCTCTAAAATCCTGTAATTGAGTAAATCCACTTGCACTAAAACCCGAAGCTGATATGGATCCCTCAATAGATGCAGTACCTTGTAAACTTAAATTACCACTTGCACTTATATGTCCTGAAGCTGTTATAAAACCTCCTTTTGTAGAAAAAAATCCTGTTTCAATTTCTGATGTTATACTTGAACTTATATTACCTGAAGCTGTTATATTACCTGTTAGGTCTATATTTCCTGTATTATTTTCAGATAAATTTAAATTACTATCTATTAAATCTACATATTGTCCTTCTGTAGGTACATCACCTGTTTGAAAAAATGATTTTAATGTATCTCTTATTGTTCTTGCCATTTTATGCTATTTGATTATTATTTCCTATAATTTGATATCCTATTCCCCCATCTACTTGTTCTATATTTGCAGTTAATTGTCCTCTTACTTCTTCTCTTGTTCTAGGGGCATCAGGAGTATTAGTTACAAGTTCATTTCCAAAAACTATTTGAGACTTACTAAAAGTCTTTTGCATGTTTTCGCTTGAAAGTTTTTTATTTAAACTTTCGGGTAATAAATATCCCTGAATAGTTAAACCAAAACCAGTTTTTACAACTCTATTATCTCCTTGAGCTACTTCTGTTGTATTATTATAAGTATCTATTCTTGCATTAAAATGAAATCTTTCTTTATCTCCCCAATATGAATCTGAAGTATAATTAATTGTTTCAATTAATTTATTCATTTGAGCTATAAAATCACACCATATAGTACAAGTATATTGTATTCTTACAAAGTCAGGTACTACTACTCTATATATTTCTCTTTGTGGTTTTCTACCTTGTAAAACTGAAAAATTATCATATATATTTCTTTTTGAATATTTTTCTTGAAAGGTATAAAAAATTTGAGGACTGTTTCCATCTAATTTATTACCAAGATCTCGTCTTTTTTCAATACTATCTCTTTTAAACATAATAAGAGGAGTTTGTATTTTACCCTCTTTATCCCTATAAAATCCATCTTTTTGAACTCCTTTCCATCTTTCAGGAGATCCATAAATTATAGGCACATTTGTTCTATTACCATTTATAATAACAGAAGGTCTAATAACATTGTTAAAATAATACATTATAGCTTCATCATGGTCTTGTAAACCTATAGATATATCTTTAATTAAATCATCTTTTCTAGAAATTTGATCTGCTATATTTACAGCAGGTCTATTATCTGGACCTGGAAAACCACCATAATTTTTTCCTTCAATATCAATAGGAAAACCTTCTTTAAAATTAGCTTCTAAATTAGTTCTTAATCTATTATAGCTATCATTAGGAATAGGTCTTCTTGGGTTTATATTTTTTCTATCGTTATGGGACATATTATCCTGTTAAATTTGCTGTTCCCCCATCTAATTTTTCTGTAGTTGGGTATTTTCCTTCTCTTAATGGTATTAAATTTAGTTTTTCTACTCTAGAAATATGTGTATTAATTACTATAGAAAAACTCTCTCCAAAATTTGTTGTTTCTGTTGCTATAGAATAATCTGCATCTTTTCCAAATATAAGCTGATTTTCTATTTTACTATCAACTTCATAAAAATTATTTCTAAACAAAAGTAAATCTCCAATTTCGGGTATTAAGTTTATATTTTTTAATTCTTCTTTTAAAAATTTAAAATTAATAGTTTGATTTATATCAGATCCAAAATCATCAGAAGACCAAGATTGATCTGTTCTATCAATTAAACATGCTATTTTTAAAGGTTCAAAATAATTTTTACCAGGAGCTTCTCCATAAACATTTATTTTAGTTTGCTCTAAAGCAAACTTATAGTAAGCAATTTCTGTTTGAATAATATCATTAATTAATTCTTTATTCAAATTATGAAATAGTGATATATCTCGGGAACCTCCAAATAATGCCATTATTATAGTCGTTTTAAAGTTTCTTCTTTAAATTTTACTGATTTTGCTCCTGGTATTCTTAAATCATTTTTTGACATATCTGAAGTTAATATATCTTCTTTAAAAGAAGCTAAATCATCTTTAGGATTTTCTCTAGTTACAAATTTTATTTTTAATAAATGATATTCTATTCCTTGTTTTTGAATATAATCTTCAGGAGTTATATTATTTACAATTGTTACTTTTCTTAAGCCGCGAACTTGATTTAATATGTCTGTTACATTAAATTTAGGATCTGTTAGTAATTCACACTGAATTTGATACGTGTTTAATACTTCTGTTAATATGTTACTTAATTTAATCATTAGTGGATATAAATTTGATATCTACCTTCACCTGTTTGGGCGTCTGTTTTTCTATTAATTTCATCTGCTGTTCTTGCTAACTGTCTTTCTGTAGTTAATTCACTTAAATCTTCTCTTAACTGAATTATTAATGCTTCTTTTTCTGCTTGAGCTTCACCTAATAATCTACTGTAATCTAATGTTGTAGTTTCTCCAGGTATAGGTAAACTTTGATATTTACCTCTAATACCTCCTAACATTTCTTTAGCTAAAGCTAAAGTATATTTTCTAATCCATTGTCTACCTACAGAGTTAATAAATTTATATGTAGGATTAGCATAAGGAACATTTGATATATCTGTTACTGTATTAAGTGGGGCTGCAACACCTAACCCTTCAGTTGGGTTTGCTCCACCTCCTAAAGTTGATAATGTTATATTATAATCAAACCATAATTTATAATCACGGTTAGGTATAGGAAATATTTTTAAATATCTATCATTTTCTATTTCATAATGATATGCTGATTTTCTAATAGTATCATTTAATTCAATAGCTTGTATTTTTAAAATATCATAATACATAGGCATTAACATAAAGTTAACTCCTGGTGAATAATTACCAAATCCAAAAGCTTGCATTAATGATTGAATTCCTGTACCTGTACCTGCATATGGATCAAAATATCTATTAATAGCTGCAGGTTGGTAGTGGTAAATTCTACCTACATTAATATTTAAAGATCCATTTTCGATTTGGTTTGATCCCGACTCCCAATTAACTAATCCACTAGATATTAAATCATATTTTTGTACCCCTATTTGTAGATCTAAAGAAGCAGAATAAGTTTTTGCTGTAGTACTTCCATAAGATCCTCCTGTTTGGCTACCTCCTCCTAAATTATTTGATTCAAAAAGAGTACCAAAATCATCTTTAATATTTACATTATTTATATTATCCCAAGATCCATCAATTGATGAAGTAACAGATCCTACTAATTTAGGTAAGTTATCTCTAATTTGATATCCATATACTTGAGCTCCATATTCTGTTACTGCTTCTTCAAAACAAGTAAAAAAGTTAATAGCTTGTAATTCTATATCTATTAGGGGATAACCTAATCTTTGAGCACACCAAGTTGCTACACTTACAGCATCTCTTTTAAATTCTAAGTCATCATCATAAAATCCAAAAGGTGTATCTCCTGGAGAAAAACTACTTGAGCCGGGCCATATAGGTATGTTTGCCATTTTAATAGAATTAGATTGTTCTATTATAAATATAAAAACTTTATAAAGAATTAATGATATCCATTTAATAGTTCTAATAAGTCATCTATTGCATCATGTCTATGGCTATCATTTAATATTGTTTTATAAACATAATTTGAATTAATTAATTTTGCCATATCATGATATGCTGAATAATTTTTATCTTTTAAATCTATTTGATATGAATCTCCACAAAATAACATTTTAGAATCTTTACCTAAACGTCCAATAGCCATTGCTAATTGAGATCTAGTTAAATTTTGAAACTCATCTACTATTACAACTGCATTATCAAAAGTTCTACCTCTAAAATGAGCTAATGATACTAATTCAATTTGTTCAGCTTTTTCCATTTTTTCTAATATTTGTGGTTTATTATAAACCTTTCTCATATTAGATCTAATAGGAACTAACCATGGTTCCATTTTTTCTCTTTCTGAACCAGGCAAAAAACCATTATCTTCTGTAGATATAGTAGGTCTTGTTATAATAATTTTATTAAATTGTCTTTTAAAAAATTGATCTAGCGCTATTTGGACTGCTAATAATGTTTTACCACTACCTGCTTTACCTACTATAAAATTAAAAGGATGTTTTAAGATTTGGGTTTTTGCTTTTTTTTGTTCTTCTGAAAGAGATAAAGAAAATCTGACTGCTCCTTTTGGTGGACTTTTTACCATATTATCTTTTATTGCCATTTGCGTAACATTTATTATACATATAAAAAAAAGAGCCGCTATTGCGGCTCTCTTTTAGTAAGATTAAACTAACTATTATAGTTCGTTTAAGTCTGCGATAAATACTTTACCATAGAAATCAGGTCTTACCATTTTTCTAGCGTAACGAGTCATAATACCTTTACGTGGTGTAAATGATACTGGATCGTATACTAGTGGTGTCATGATTAATGGAATATAAGGTGCAAATACAGCTCCAGTTTCAAGGAATTGAGATCCTTTATAACCCATTAAAATAACATTTTCAGTCATATAAGGGTTTTTGTAAACTGTATATCTATTATTAATTGCACCAATCTTTTGAACACCCATTGCGTATTTGTCAGAGTCTCCTGGAGAGTCAGCTGCAAATCCTGGGATTGATTCTAAGATTGTAGATACTTTTGGAGATACTACCATAAAGTTAGCACCACCTCTTAAAGTTTTCTGGTGAATTAAGTTAGATACTTTCTGTAATTTAATACCTAAAGTTTGGAACCAAGACATTTTAGTGTAATATACACCTGATGCATTAGTTGTTGTTACTACTGT